TGTTGGTTATCACAACATCGGAGGCGGTACTTTCTGGGGTTGGACGATTAGAGACATCCAGATTTTTAGTAATGCTTCTAGCAGTGAGACAAACCTATTAAAAGTTAACTACCCCTTAAATGGAAAGATGGAACGTGTAAAAGTAGATCAAGCTAATTCTGTTGGTATAAGGTTTGGACGTCCACAAAACTTTGTTATGCACTCATCTGAAGTGAGGAACTCAGACGGTCGGGGTGTCATTGTTGAAAATGATTTTGTTTCTGCTCAAGGCCCACAGCTTTTTGTTATGGATAGTTGTACAATTAAAAATAATGGAGATGATCCTGCGGGCACAGCTTATCAAATTGCTTTAATCAATGGCGCAGAACACGTTATTACTAATTCAATCATTGAGGGAAGTGGTTTATCTAATATTTATGTTGGCACTGATTTAACTAAGATTACTAACTGTTCTTTCGAGGGCACTCCAACAAATGGTCATATTCAAGTTGGTGATAGTAGTGGCGGCGGTGTAATATCAAGTAATGTTTTTATTGGACATAACAATTTCCAAAACGGTTCGGTTGGCAATGCTGTTGACTGCCAGAATTATGTAGGAATTACAATTTTTGCAAATCAATTTCAGTCTAATTCGCAAGTGCGATTAGGGTCTGATGAAGGTGACAAGTATTCTATTATTGATGGCAATTATGGTTTAAATGTTCTTACTGAAATTACTGACAGTGGAACAACGGACGGTAAAATTATTTACAGAAATAGTTTAGCTGGAACAACTACAGACACAGTCCAAACAATTACCGATGGCGATACAACCCCAGACGTTCGTGGCATCAACTCTCTGCACACTGCAAACACTGGGGCTACCTCCATTACTCAATTTACAGGCACAACATCAGGCGATGTTTTTTCTGTAAAGTTTGGTGATGGAAACACCACGATTGTAAATGGAACATTTATTGTTACTGCGACAGGGGCAAACTTAACTCCATCATCTGGAGATTTAATTACATTTACAACTCTTGCTGGAACAGGATCAACAAATCGACCAGTGGCTTACGTCATAAACAATATTACTTAATGCCCTTTGAGGGTGGACAGTCCAGCCAAGGAGGTAAACATGGCACTGACTAAATCAACACTTAACGACAAGATCGAAGTAATTAACAATGGTGACTGGTCATCAGTGCAAGTTCGCACGGCGACCATCATCAGTGAAGATGGCACAGAAATCAGCCGTACATTCCACCGTCATGTGGTAATGCCTGATGCTGATCTCTCAGCAGAAGATGCTGATGTTGCTGCTATCTGTACTCCAGTATTCAGTGATGCGGTTAAGGCTGCTTATGCGGCTGCTCAAGCAGAGGGAGAGTAATCATGGTTGCTGTAACAGAAACAATTAGCTCTAACGCAAGCACAGCCTCTCTGCAGGTAGTTGGTCACTTCAACCTTTCTATCTCTGGTACATGGTCTGCTACAGTTACAGTACAACGTAGCTGGGACAACAGCACATGGTTCGATGCTGATACCTTTACATCTAACTACGAGGGTGTAGGGTTTGATGCAGAGGAAGTCTATTATCGAGCAACTGTCTCAGGGTATTCCTCAGGCTCTGTTGTCATCCGTATATCGGATAATCGTGACTTCGGTTCTAAAGACGTCTTCGTAGCTTAGAGGGTGTCATGGAAGATAATTGGCACCTCAGTAAGTCAGTACCTGTAACTCTGGTACTGGCTATCGTTGCACAGACAGTAGCCCTTGTCTGGTATATCTCCAGTTTAGACAGTGCCGTAAAGGCCAATGCAAGAGACATCATTCGTAATGAAACTCGTTTAGAATCTCTTGAAACTATCGTTCAAAGCCAAGCTGTAACTCTTGGTCGTATGGATGAGAATATTAAAGCTATTAGAGAATCAGTAGAAAAGATGGCTAATCAATGAGAAACATCAACGAAATCTTTGTACATTGCAGTGCAACTAAACCTCACTGGATGGAGAAGTCTAACTGCATTGATAAGGTTGAAGAGATCCGTAGGTGGCATGTAGAGGAAAGAGGATGGGCAGATATAGGTTATCATTTCGTTCTTGATCGTAATGGTGTTGTCTGCCCCGGAAGGCCAGTAGAAAAAGCAGGTGCTCATGCTAAAGGCCACAACAAAAACTCTATCGGTATTTGTATTGTAGGTGGATTTGGTTCTGATGCTAACGATAAGTTTGAAGAGCATTATACAGAAAAACAAAGAAAAGCTCTAAATACTTTACTAGATAGCTTGACAGCAGAATATTCAGGTGCTATAATACGTGGACATAACGAGGTGTCCTCCAAAGCCTGTCCCGGTTTTAACGTAAAGGATTACCTTAATGACAGATCAAGCCTTACCGAAGAAGCAAAAGACCTTGAAGAGGGAAGTGGCAGCCCTATTGTTGGCAGTTCTTCTATTGCTGATTTGCTTATGGGTCTTCTTCGGAAACTCCTTAGCAGGTGAGGCAGTAAAGGTACTTAACCTGCCAATCTTTACCTTTGCTGGTGCAGCCTTTGGTTTAGACTCAGTAGTTAAACAATGGAATATCAGTAATAAATGAGTGTAACTTTAGATCAGATTAGACAAGCTGCTGAGAATGATCTAGCCACATTTATTAAGCTTGTCTCACCAGAGCAAGTGTTAGGCCAATGTCACGAGGATGTGTGTAACTGGTGGACTAGAGGGGGTTCTAAGTCTCACCAATTGTTACTCTTCCCTCGTGACCACGGCAAGTCTAGGTTGGTAGCTTACAGGGTTGCATGGGAACTAACCAAAGATCCTACGTTACGGATACTGTACATCTCAGCCACTGCAAACCTTGCAGAGAAGCAACTAGGGTTTATCAAGGGTATCTTAACCTCAGAGACTTATAGTCGTTACTGGCCTGAGCATGTTAACAAGGACGAAGGTAAACGAGTACGGTGGACAACATCAGAGATTATGTTAGACCACCCTCTTCGTAAGAAAGAGAATGTTCGTGACCCTTCTGTCTTTACTGGTGGTCTTACCACTTCTCTCACAGGGATGCACTGTGACATTGCAGTTTTAGATGATGTTGTTGTCTATGAGAATGCATACACAGGTGAGGGACGTAATAAAGTTAAGAGCCAGTATTCTTTGTTGTCCTCTATCGAAGGGGCTAATGCAAAGGAGTGGATCGTAGGTACTCGTTACCACCCTGCAGACTTATACAACGATCTGATGCAGATGACTGAAGATCAGTATGACGAAGACGGTAACAAGGTATCTGAGGAACAGATCTACGAGGTTATGGAGAGAGCAGTAGAAGACCGGGGAGATGGTGTCGGTGAGTTTCTATGGCCTCAACAACAACGTAAAGACGGTAAATACTTTGGCTTCAATCGTCAGATCCTAGCTAAGAAACGTGGTCAGTACCTAGACAAGTCTCAGTTCAGAGCACAGTATTACAACGATCCTACTGATCCAGATAACGTACCGATTGAGAGTAACAGGTTTCAGTATTACGAACGTAAACATCTGAAGCAAGAGAATGGGTTCTGGTTCTACAAAGATGCTAAGTTAAATGTATTTGCTGCAGTTGACTTTGCATTTAGTTTATCAAAGAAAGCTGACTACACAGCTATTGTAATTGTAGGTGTTGACTCAGACAATAACATCTATGTCCTAGACATTGATCGTTTCCGTACAGATCGTATCACAGAATACTTCGAACACATTCTGCAGTTATCAACCAAGTGGTCTTTCCGTAAGATGCGAGCAGAGGTTACAGTAGCACAACAGGCAATCGTTAAGCAACTCAAGGAACTTGTTAAGCAACATGGGTTAGCTATTAGCATTGATGAGTACAGACCCAACAAACATCAGGGCAATAAAGAAGAACGTATAGCTGCTACACTTGAGCCTCGTTACGATAACATGCAGATCTGGCACTACCGTGGTGGTAACATACAGACACTAGAAGAAGAACTACAGTCAAGGAACCCACCACACGACGATATTAAGGATGCTCTTGCTTCTGCTATTGACATTGCTGTCAAGCCTTTCAAGAGTATTCGTAGAGATAAAAGTAATAATATCGTTTGGGCTAATAATAGATTTAGAGGAGCCTCTTAATGGCAGGTGAAACAATAGAACTAGAGTACTTGCTAGGTCCAGATTCTATGGCTGTAGAGGTGGCTAATCGGTGGCGTGAGTGGTCTAACCTTCGTGAGCAGAAGGTAGAAGAGTGGAAAGAGTTACGGAACTATCTGTATGCTACAGACACTAAGACAACAAAAAATGCTATGTTGCCTTGGTCTAACAGCACCACTACTCCTAAGCTTACACAGATCATGGACAATCTCCATGCTAACTACTTTGCTACTTTGTTCCCACAGTCTAAGTGGATGCGGTTTGAAGCAGAGACTAAAGAGGCTAACACCAAAGCCAAACGATCTGTTATCCAAGCATATATGGACAACAAAGTTCGTCAGTCTGACTTTGTAAACATCTCTAGTGATTTGTTATATGATTACATCCAGTACGGCAACTGCTTTGCTACTGTGGTGTGGGAAGATAACTATCAGGTGAAAGCAGAAGGCGATCTAGTTGTAAACTATGTTGGCCCTAAGATGGTTCGTATCTCACCCTACGACATCTGCTTTAATCCTACTGCCCCTAGCTTTGGCAAGTCACCTAAGATCATTAAGTCTATTCAGACACTAGGAGAGATCCGGGGAATGATCGACAGTGACCCTTCCAAGAAATACATGGAAGCTGTCTTCGACAAGATGATGGGTGCTAGGGCTGCAGTAACTGGTTCTGATGCTACCTACAACAAAGCTGATGGATACATTGCTGATGGCTTTACATCCATACAACAGTATTACGAATCAGACTATGTAGAGATCCTGACATTCTACGGAGACTACTACGACAGTGAGAACGGTGTGTTGTATAAAAACCGTATCATTACTGTTGCTGATCGTGCCTATGTCTTAGCTAATGAAGAGAACCCTAGCTGGTTAGGCAGTGCTCCTATCTTCCACGCAGGGTGGAGGCCACGTCCAGACAACCTATATGCAATGGGTCCACTAGATAACTTGGTTGGTATGCAGTATCGTATTGACCACCTAGAGAACCTGAAGTCAGACGTATTCGATCAGATTGCTTACCCGATCCTCAAGATCCGTGGTGACGTAGAGGACTTCGACTTCGAACCCGGCTCTCGTATATACATGGGAGAAGAGGGTGACGTAGGTTACATGGCACCTGATGCAACTGCATTGCAAGCAGACCTGCAAATTAGAGTGCTGGAAGACAAGATGGAAGAAATGGCAGGGGCACCTCGTCAAGCTATGGGTATCCGTACACCGGGCGAGAAGACAGCCTTTGAGGTACAATCCCTACAGAACTCTGCCTCTCGTATCTTCGAACATAAGACTGCCCACTTCGAACGTGTATTCCTTGAGCCAATCCTTAATGCCATGCTTGAAGTGTCTCGTCGTTATATGAATATGTCAGATACAATTCGTGTACTGGATGATGCCACAGGTGCTGTGTTGTTCCAGACTATCACGAAGGATGACATTACAGCTAAGGGTAAGATTGTTCCTGTCGGTGCTCGTCACTTTGCTGAACGTGCTCGTCGTATTCAGAACCTTACTCAACTCTATCAGATCAAGTTGTCTGATCCTACCGTGTCTGCTCACTTGTCGGGTAAAGAGTTTGCTCGTATCTTGTCTGAGGAGCTAGGTGAACCAGAGTTGTTCTCAGAGAATATTTCTGTATCTGAACAGCTAGAAACACAACAGCAGATGCAAGAGGCAGAAGCTATTAACCAAGAGCAACTAATGATTGCACAAGAGATGGGGATCTAAAATGCCATACATGAAGGGTAAAGTTAAACCGTACAAGAACACAACAAAAAAGCCAGCAGAGAAAAAGAAACCTATGGCTAAAAAGAAACCAATGAAGAAATAATGAAATCTATTTGGTTAAAGGGTCTTAGTGGCTCTGAGAAAGAGAAACGTAAGGCTGAGATACTAGGTTATCGTAATGCCTTCGATGCTCTTAAAGAAATTCTCGAACAGAACTTCAAGAAGAAAGAAGCAGTTCGTGATTACGAAGTACCCAATTGGGAACTACGACAAGTGGCAGTCAACGAGTACAACCAAGTGCTTGATGATATGCTGAAAGTAATAACTTTAAACAAGGAATAAAACATGGATGTGTTTACTGAGAGTAGTCAAACCACGGACACTACTCAGCCAGAGCAACAAACTACTGAGAGTACCCCACCACAGGATTCTTTTGTAGCCAAGCTCGTTGAGGCCAAGGGAGATAATTGGAAAGATCCTGAGGTACTAGCTAAAGGGAAACTAGAGGCTGATACCTACATACAACAACTCGAAGGACAACTCACACAGATGAGGGAAGACTTGGGTAAACAGGATTATGCTAAGAATCTTCTGGACCAGTTGCAAAATAAGGCCGCAGAACCCACCACTGCGAATACTGCAATGCCCAATAATGATACTGGTGGCACTTCAGAAGGGAACACCAACCCTGCTCTGAGTGAGGAAGACCTGAAGAGCCTTGTCGAACGTACACTAACTGAACGAGATAAAGAGTCTGTTGTCAAACAAAATCTTGATCTTGTGAACGGAGAGTTGGAGAAGAGCTACGGCACAGAAGCCAATGCTAAGATCCAAGAGAAGTCAAAGGAATTAGGTATTAGTCTCCAACGTATGCAGGAGATTGCTGCTGAATCACCCACGGCTTTCTTTAGTCTCCTTGGCGAAGCAAAGAAGGACTTTAAACCTATGGTTCAAGGTTCAGTTCGCACAGAAGGTGTCAACATGCAAGCCTCGACAGAACGTGATTGGTCCTATTACCAAAAGCTTCGTCGGGAAAATCGTAACCTCTACTATACACCCAAAATACAACGACAACTTATGGAAGACAAAGGTCGTTTGGGCAGTAAGTTTGGAATCTAAAGGATAAGAAAATGTCTGGTATGAATACAGCCAATTCTACTCTCCTTACCCGTACCGAAGTATGGTCTACGGAACTCAAGGAGATTTTACGTGATGAAATGATGGCACAACGGTACGTCCGTATGCTTGAAGGTTTCCCAGATGGGAACACTT